ACGTCGCCTTTCAGCACCCAGCCGTCCGCGCCGTGGCCCTCACGGCGGTAATAGTCCACCATGTGGGTTTTCAGGCGCATCAGGCCGTCGTCTGTGCCTTTGCCGGTCTGGCTGGCGTGGCTGTCCCGGATAAAGCTCTTTGTCAGGGCATCATACAGGATGTTATCGACCAGAGCGTGCAGCACCACCTTGTCCACAAATGCGGGGGCGTGTACCATGCGGCGCTTCGGCTCGTAGACGGCAAAGACCTCAAACTTACTTGGCACATAGCGTATCTGCTGCCGGATGCTCCCGTCTGGCTGCCGCACATTGCAGACAGCCAGCTTACGGGAGAGCTTTTCCGTGCAAGCCAATGCATGGGATTCATACTCGATTGTTTTGCTCTTGCTGCGTTTTCCCTTCCGGGCTTCAAGGTAGGCTTTGTAAAGTACCTCAAAGCTGCACAGTTCTTCGTATGTCAAAATGACCCTCCGCTGGTTCGCGTTACGGTAGTGGGCTGCATCCGGCAGGGATGGCCCACCTCAGCGGGATGTATTTATCACTTGCCTGCATCGGCAAGCGACAGGATGCGGTTTCCTTTGATGGGCGCACTGCTTTCAGCTTATGCCTACTCGTCACACGGTTCCATCAGAGCGGGGCGAACACCATAGGAGTTGTTGTACCAGTTGTTGTTGTTGGAGCCATCGGTGTTGACGTTCCAGACGTTGTTGTTATTGTTGGTGTTCGGAGAGCGCAGCCACCAAATGGCAGCGTCAGACAAACAAACCGCACCCTTTATGCAAAGCGGTTGCCCGCTGTGCGTTTATGGTTCCGGGTAAAGGACAGCTTTCAGGGCGGCAGCCTGTTCGGTCAGCCGCTTCCGTTCCGCTTCTGCCCGGAGTTTTTCGGCACGTCCGCGTTCCGACGTGAGCCACTTCATCGCCGGGTATTTTACGTCCGTGACCTTCTTTGTCCAGATACCGGCTTTCTTCGCGCTGATGATACCTTCCTCCGTGCAGATGGTCAGGTATTCCAGCAGCAGAGAGCAGCCGTCCACGACTGCACCAATCTTCTCAACGCGCTTGTTGTAGTCGGTCTGGAAATTGACGTTATTCGCCGCGTGTGCATCCAGCAGGATTTGCCGGGCGGTCAGCCGGATGCCCTCGCCATACAGCCGGAACGTGCTCTTGGAAAAGCCCTCCCTGTCCCGTGTGTCGAGTGCATGGACGGCAGTGCCGCACACCTTCTGGATGTCGCGTACATCTTCGAGCGCCGCGACCTTCTGGATGATCTTCCGGGCATCGCTCCGGCTGATGTCGTCGGTGACAATGCGGGTCGCCCTCTGGGTGTAGCGCAGTAGCTCCCGCGCATTCGCGCCGACCTTGAATGTTTCAGCCATCAGAACTCCACCCTTGCCTGTTCTGCGTTCCACACGCCAGTGACGGTCAGGCCGTCAAGGCTGCTGAACGTGGCGGAAAAAGGATTTTTCGTCACGTTTGTGCCGAATTTCAGCTCGATTGCCTTAATGCTGGCGTTCATCGCGGCCACGCTGGCGCGGATGTCGCCGTGTGCGTTGGCTGCTTCGTTATGGGCATCCACCGCCGCGCTGATGCGCTGGTCGGTCTCGGCCTTTTTGTAGCTGTCCACTTCCCACCGCTGGCTCTCGGTCAGGTGGCCGTTTGCATCCAGCGTGGCAATGCCGCCCGGAATGCCGATCTGGTCAGTGCGGACAACATCTTCATCCGGTGCCTTGCCGGGGCCTGCGTTAAAAGAACCGTATGCCATTTAGGTTCCCCCTTCCTGTGCATCCGTGTATTTCACGGTGCTTGTAATGTGATACTGTGCAGAAATTTTCTCGGTCGGAGCTTTGGCGGCCCTCAGCCGCAGCTTTCCTTCGAGGCTTTCGGTCGCAATAAAGCCCACCGCACCCGCCACATCGTAAAATTCCGGCAGTACCGTAACATCCACAATGTCGGTAGCCAACAGGCCCGCAATGGGGATGTCACAATAAAAATAGCCGGGGGAGGAACCATCCTCGCCCCAGCCATCGACCGGGATAGTAAAAGGCACCGCCGCCATGACATCCTGCTTTTCGTGCAGGATGTCATCGGTTTCCTCGAATCCGTTTGCCGTTGCTTCGGAAAGGTCTCCGATTGCGGTATTGCACTGCTTGATGTGGCTGCAAAGCGCGGCAAGCCCTGTGCCCAAAAGCGTTTTGACCTTCGCTTTTGCCATAGAGCTTACCTCCTCATGTCTTAGTCAGCGTCAGCCAGCAGAGCGGCGATCTCCTCTGCGGAGAAGTCCTCCACGTCCTCGTCGTGCAGAACATTCTCCGGCTCGGTGTACACGACGACTTCCTTGCCGTCGATGTTCACATTGCCGTTGGTGGAGCTGGCGGCAGTCTTGGTTGCGCCCTCAGAGACACCGGCCAGCTTTTCGCCCTCGGCATCGCTCATCAGGCGCTTGCCAGCCTCGGCGCCCACGAAGTCCGCAGGCTTCTTGCCGCTGTCGGTCAGATTGCCCTCGCCATCCAGCGCAGCAAAGTTGCCGGTGGTGGCACCGGTGACCTTATCGGCCTTGCCGGAGATGTCCACTTCCTCAGGGGTGGGAACATACAGACCATCGTCCTTCAGAACCAGGGCGTTGCCGGCAGCAGCGGAAACATTGACCTTGACATCCACCTCATAACCAGCGATGGTAACGGTGGTGGATGCGTCCTTGCCAGTGGCCTTGGCCTTATAGGTATCGACCAGAGCGGCCATGCTCAAGAAGGAGTAGGTGCAGGAGTCCGGGTTCTCGCCCTTGACGGCCAGCACCATGACCGGCTTGCCTTCCAGCTTGGGGTCGGTAGCGCCGGGATAGGTGGCGGCATCGAACTTGAACTTTGCCACAAAGGTGGTCTTGGTCTGGTCGAGGAACAGCTCAGAGGGGAAGTCAACGGAGAAAGCAGCAGTTCCGCTCTTGTCGGTAGAGGTGTAGAAGTTCACGGTATTGCCGTCAACGCCAAGAGACTTGATAGCAGCGTTAGCTGCGGCCTGCACAGGGGTAAAGGCGCCCTTCTTAACGAAGGTCTTCTTGATCTCGGCGGTCAGGTTGCGGATGGTGGTCTTGGTAGAAATCTGCTTAGACATAATAGTGTCCTCCTAAAAATTATTTCAGCATATCAACGATTTCCTGCTGCGTTTCTTCCTCGTCGAGCAGGTCTTCACTCGTCATAACGGTTTCTTTGCGGACAGTCAGCGCGTTTGCGCTGTCGAAGTCAAGGCCCTCGCCGATGCGGACGGCAATAGCGCCGCTTGCGTCGCGCTTCAAGCCCTGACCGATGCTTACGCTACCGGTTTCACCCGAACCACCTCCTTTCCCGAACAGGGTTACGGTCGCCTGAATATCTGCTTCCGGGATGCGCTGAGCGAAAAATCTGATGAAACCATCATGCGTTTCGCACCCGTTCAGGACACCCGCTTTGGTCGTAGTATAGAAGCTGCCGGGAGATACAACGCCAACGGGTACAAGCTCACTGGTGCTGTCCGACAGTTCTGCATCATAGATACACTGGTAGTAATCCATACCACCGGCATTTTCGTAATCATCCTCGCTGCGGGCGGGCTTCCACCCGTCCGCTGCAAGAGTGAGTTCGTAGGAGCCATAGTAGCCGCCGCCCGTACCGCCGTCCACCTGCTCCTTGATAAGGGCCTTGACCTGTTCTTCGTTCAGGATTTCCCCGGATTCAGACAGGTTCTTCACGGCAGCGCTGACCGCTGCCGTGATGGTCGCTGCATGGGCATCAGCGGCGGCGTTGTGCTTCTCAATTTCCGCCTTGACCAGCTTCATCAACGTCTGCACCTGAGGGTCAACGGTGATGGACAAGTTGGCTTCTGCCGAAACGGCCAGCAGAACGGCGATTTCAAACGAAAACTCGGAGTTTGTGCTTGCGGCAGGGACTTCAATGCCGCGCTCGTCCTGCATCAGGAACAGGAGTGTTTCGGCGCCGTCATTCAAGACACCGAAAACGCCGATCTGGTGCATAACGTAGGTGTCTGCTGCACCGGTGACCTGAATGCTGACCTTACGGGCGGTTTTGCCGTCGTCTGTGACGGTTTCGATGCCCAGCAAGGACAGCTCGTGCGTGTTGCCGCTGACTGCGGTTTCTGCCGAGTCGGTGTCAACAGAGCCGGTGCCGCTCACGGCGCGGGTGATGGTCAGTGCGCCGCCGGAGAGAGATTCCGACAGCAGGGCGGCACCGGCTTTCGTGTAACTGGATTTTTCCCAACTCACGTTGTCTGTCCTCCAATCGTAATAGTTACGGTTTCATGTGTGTGTGCAAGTCTGCCTGCGGCATAGGCTTGCGCGGAAACGGATTTCGGGGTGATGATTCCGGGGATTTCGACTTCCGCCATCATCCTTGCCGAAGCGGCGGCACCGGCAGTGTATGCCGTGGCTCCAACAGCTCGCGGCTTGATTACGCCAGGCAGCCGGATGGTGCAGGACATAGCCGTGCCGAGCTGAGCGACGGCAATGTATGCAGGCGGAGCTTCGGGCTGATAGGTAAATGCAATGGAAAAAGGGATATGTGCCGGGACCTTTTTTGACAGAATGTCGAGAACGTCACTTGCAAAAAAGAAAAAATCGTTTTGGGGCGATGTGGAGATGTAAAGTTTGTTGTTGCGCTGATCGTCAAACGGTTCGAGCTTTATAATAGACGGCGATCCAGTATAGGCTTGAAGCATATCAGACAGAAGCGTCGCAGAAATTTTTCCAAATCCAATGATATAGGATTTAATGAGCCTGCGCCGTTCTTCCAACGTGCGCTGGCTTCGCGCTCTGATATAAAGAAAGCGTTCCAATTCAGCAATGGCCGCCTCGTCCATCGAGTCGATAAAGCCATTCTTGTAGATGTTCTCAATAGCATCCTGCGCATCATCCAGCAGCCTTCCGTTCGCTTTGAGGATAGCTACCATTTCCCAAACCTCACGATAATACCGCGGGTAGTAGGAGATCAGCTCCTCGTAGTTGCTGGCAAACTGCCGGTTGTAGAATTTCTTCATGTGGCGACCGTCACCTCCCCGGCAACAGGGATAAAGTCAGCACCGGGCTTGATGTTTTCCGTGCCCCCGTTCAGCGTCAGGTCTTTGTAATCGAGCACGCTGTCCAGCTCGATGATGATCGCGCCGATGCGGGCGGCACGAATAACCACGTCGTCCGCTGCTGCCGTCGTCAGCGTCAGGTCTTTCAGGTATGCTGCGATCGCCTCCTGAGCCTGCGATCTCACCTCCTGCGGTGTGAAGCCGCTGGCAAGATCGGCAGTAAATGACACGTCGATCTTGATCTCACGGGCAGACACAGCGGTGAAGTGCGCACCGAGGTTAGCGACGCCTTCGCCCAGGCCATCGCCTACGGTATAGGTGTAGCCGTCCACCGTGGCCGTGTAGCCGTTGGTGGCAGGGTCGATGTACTTCTGCACCTCCGCGATCTTTGCGCTGGAGCAGGCGCGCCCGGAAGAGTCGATCAGGACAGCCTTCACGGTGTTCGGGCCGTTCCACAGTGGGTAGATACGAGCATGACCGATGCCATCGATGGACTCGCACCAGGTCTTGTAATGCTGTTTATTACCGTTCTCAGCAGGGCCCGCGATCTTTTCCCGAACGCGGGTGCGCAGGCTTTCGTCCTTCTCGCGGTCGGTGCCGTTCTCGTAAATCTCGCCGAACTTGGCATTTTTCAGACCTTCGATTTCGTTTACCGGGATTGCGGCCGTGCCGGCATAAACTACATTGCCAGCTTCACCTGGAACTTCTGCTTCCAGATAATACTCGCCTTCCAGTGTGTTGTAGCGCAGCAGGAAGTAGCGGCCGTCGTTATAGAAGCGCGTCCCGGTGTCCGGGGTCGTACCCTCAAACGAAAACCTGTACTTCGCAGGGGTCGCAGCATGGCGGGTCACGCCGTACTCGTCCGCCTTGTCGTCCAGATCATCACCGGTAGCGGTGGCGATCGAAGCCATCTTTCTTGCAATGCCGATGTCGGTATACAGCTTTGCAATTTTGAGGCACGGGCCCGCGACTGCATCATAGAAGATCGAACCCTGCCGGGTGTCGATGCCGTCCGGCGCATTATCCAAGACGTCTTGCAGAATCTTCTCATAGGTCATTTCTTCAAACATTAGATCACCTCCTCCACTTCGATTTCTCCATAGATGGTGTCAGCCGTAAACACGATCTGCGCCTGATCTTTGTCGAACGAGATGTCGAAGTCATGACATTCTAGGATGCGGCTGTCCGGCGCGAGAGCATCTTTTACGAATCCCTCAATGACGGATTGCGCATACTCGCGGCTTGCATCCTTCGCAATAACGGCGTCTTCGATCTCAGAGCCGTACTGTTTATCGTAGATCAGGCACTTAAAACGCGGGGTGATTATGGCCTTTCGGATAGCCTGCTGCACCGCTTCGAGGTTATCCACGAAGCCGACGATTCGCCCCGCGTCAAGATCAAGACGGTACGTCCTGGACGGCATTTCCTGTGCATCCTGGACATCCGCGATATTGATTGGGATATAAACGGCCATTTCAGATGTCCTTTCCGGCCACCTGGCCCGCCACTCGATCGAGGACGTAGTACAGCTTTCCATTGTTGATGGAAAGCAGATAAACCAGGTCGTCTTTTTGCAGATGGTTATAAACCTTCAAAGTCATTTTGTAGGCGTTGAGTTTTTCAACGTAGTGTTTGTGCTTGACCTTTGAGGTGTCACCGCCACGCGAATCAACGTGCTGGTGCTCGCCATCAACCTTCGTGTAGGTTTCATCCCGTAGCTCGCCCTTGTCTCCCATCGTATAGTCTGCATGGGTGGTGTAGTCGGTAAGGTGCCAAGGTACTATTAGCTGTTCGCCTGAGATCACGAGTTTGCTGTCATTGGCGGCGGTGATCTCCAGCGGGTCGTCCTTCGTGACGGTTCCTTGCAGGATTGCACTTCCGGGCGGTATCAAGCCCTGAAAAAGCTCTTTCAAGCTGTTTGCCTCCACTCAGATCAACCCTCCTTCTTGATCTCTGCTGCCGTTGTCAGCGTCAGGCTCATGGTATGCATATTGTCCTCAAACGCGTGGTCGTCGCTGTCCACATAATAGGCACGGCTTATGCCCAGATGCGGAATCTTTACCAGAATCGCCTTGCCGGATATAACGTCCGGGTCGCCCAGGATGTTGAGCGTCAGCGTTTCCTCCGGGTCGTCCAGGGTGTCGAGAACGCTCCCCACCAGGTCTTTGACCTGGGCTTTCGTGAGGGATTCGTCTGGCTGCTGGATTTCCTGGAAAATGCCGATCTTTTGCTCCAGGGCGGAATTACTCTTCTCCGCGAGGGTGGTTCCCTCTTTCGAGATCATCCTCACGCGGGTTTTGATGGACTCAATGCTTTTTGTGTAGGAATAGCCATACAGGTTGGCGTCGCCGTCCACGACGAAGGAAATGACCTGATCTTTCCGCTGAAGAAGGCTCAGTTTTCCCTTGTCGCTGCTGATAAAGTGCCGGGTGCCGGTCGCCTTGTAGTCAAGTCCGAGAGCGTCCAGCACTGCATCCTGGCCGGTGGTCTTGCTCTTCGTAAGCTCAGGGATTTTGTAGGAACACTTTGCGACCTCTCCTGTGGGGATGCCAAAACGGGAGCACACGTCGGAGAATACCTGATCGGCGGTCTTGTTCTTGTAGACGAAAGTATCCTTGTTGTTGGCGAGGTAGATGCCGTTGTCGTATGCCTTGAATTTGAGCTGCTTCTTGTCGCCCTGGTTCTGGTTCATGAGGATGCCTCTGAACCGTTCCTTGCCATCGACCAGGAAAACGCACTGGTTTCCATCCGCAACATCGATGCCGCTGCGGGCGTGACGATAGCCGTCGTCGTCGATCATCGTCACGGTGATGGTGCGGGCAGAGCTGCCCTTGCGACCACTCCATCGGACGGA